GATATCTTGTCGTTACCCCTAGACGGGGTGTATTCACCGACAGGTATACCCATAGCCCGTAATTCAAAGATCAGCGGCATACCAGCAGCTTTGGCCTCCACAATACACGCATCGGGTTGCCAGTCTGTATAAAACTCTAGTGCCGTCTTTTTCAGTTCAGGGAACTCTAACCGCTCTTTGTAAGCATCCAACAGGATGATATTGGGCTGCATTACGCCTTCAGAGTTGGGTTTGTAAAAAACCCCCCAAGTTGTGCATGCCGAGTAGTCGGCACGTTGTGTCTTTAGGAACGCTGTGTCCCAAGACTGAATAATAAACTCACACGGCGGCGGGGTTGCGTCTTCCCATTCTTGCCACCACTCGCGCTTTACCAGCGCACCCTCCTCTGAGGTTGGGTTTTGCTGATACTGTGCATTCCACTTCGGCGCAGGTAGTTCGTTCTGTAGAGCGGTTAACTCCTCTAAAGACCAGAACTCAGGCCATAACGCTTTGCCGGAAGGCATGATTGCGGGGAACTCAATGACTTCCCATTCATCTGTGCCTGCACGTTGAACAGAAGACTTGATGATCTGCCCCGTCAAATCCCGCTTGTGCCATCGGGTCATCACCACAATGATCGCACCACCAGGCTGTAAACGCTGACGTGGGCCTGATGTGTACCAGTCATACACTCGATCAAAGACACCTGCATCAGAACTCTGACCTTCTTGCTCAGAATGCGGATCATCAATAATCAGTAGATCTGCACCTTTACCAGTCACTGCACCACCAACACCAATAGCGAAGTATTCACCGTTCTTGCTAGTACTCCATCGACCAGCGGCTTTGCTATCGGATCGCAAACCTAAACTGGGAAAGACTGACTTGTAGTCATCGCTGTCAACGAGGTTTCGCACCTTACGACCAAACCCCACAGATAACTCAGCAGTGTGAGCAGTCTGGATGATCTTCTTCTCCGGGAAGCGACCTAAAAACCAAGCAGGTAATAAGTATGAAGCAAACTCTGATTTTGTGTGCCTCGGCGGCATGTTTACGATCAGTCGTTTTAATTCACCATTGGCGACACGCTCAAATGCGTTTGCCATGATCTTGTGGTGCCTGCCTTCAATAAACGCAGGCCACACATAATTGGTGAATCCCATAAAGCTGTCACGCGCAGCTTCTCGTCTCTCAGACTCTTCGAGATCTTCTAGCAAAGAAAGGATTTCTTTCTGCTCTTCTAACGGAAGATCAGGGAGTGCTTCGAGTAGCTTCGCGTCAATTCGCTTTGACAAAATCACTCCAGAGGGATTTATAGATAGCTATCGATAGATAGCCATCTCTGTGAAAGCTGTCCGTGTATGCTTTCGCGGCCCCGACCAACCCTAGGGGCCGTCATAAGCTTTCTCTTCGATAGCTATCTATATTCAACTATAGGACATTTTAGCAGACTCTGCGACTTGACAACGTATGTCAAGACTATCGTCAAAATTTTTTAGAAATTTTTTTTGGGCCTGGGACTCCTGGCATAAAACTGTAGAAAAAAAGGGGCTGTTATTCGTGGTATGTGTTGTTTGTCAGAAAAATGGGTAATCGTTTGTGCATTTTACTATGTACAGTAGCTTGTACCGACAGTTTGCATAAGGGGGGGTGGGGTCGGTCGGCCTTAAAAAGGTGTCAGGAAAAGACCCCTGGCACTCTTAATGCAACTCGCTGCGACCGCTTCCTTCTATGGCTTGGTCAGCTTCAGCCTGGGACAGCCGACGTTCGATCTCAGCCGCCACATCTTCTGCTGATCGATCAGCCTTCTCGATCACTTGCTTGTCACTAAAGAGAGCCACTGTGCGACCCAGCAACTGAGCGGCTTGCAGTTGTGCAGCGGTCGGTTCTTCGTGGGTTGTTGGATCGACGCCATCCTCTACCCATCGCCTCAGCTTCCCTACCACCAGTTCTCTGTCCGAGACCGCCTTGCGCTGAATAGCCCGCTCCTTTAGCCCAATCAAAGCATCGATCCTATGGGCAACCTTGGGGTCTTTCATAAGCTTCGACCCCTCGCTATGCACCGTCTGATGTTTGCCCTTGCTGGCGTATGCACTTCTATACGCATCAGCATATGACTTACCCCCAGCCACTGCCTGGGCGAACGCCTCCTGCTTTGGTGTCAACTTATCCATTACCCCCCCTTTTCGAGCACTTACCCTTGCCGCATCGCATCGCTTTTTCCTCAATTCGTATTGATAACGCCACTGATCGCATTGTGATCACCCCTGATCGCACCTCAAATACCATGCCTCACAACACACATCTAACGACCCAGGTTTAGGGGCGACCCGTGCAAACTACCCCTAAATCACCCGATCTGAGCATATTTGTCGTGGGCCGTTAGCCCTTGCACGACGGGGATGTCTAGCATCTGTCTATGTATCGTATGTCGTTAGTCGTTGCACGCTTCAAATCATTAGTAGAAGTTCCGCTCCGTTGCCACGGCAACCGCACCCCAAGACCCGCCAAGAGGCGGCGAGGCGTAAAGCGAGACACAAAGCGAAGGCGCACTAACAGCGCCTAGTCTGCATCTGATCCCGATGCACTGATGAGCCGATGGGACGGCGAAACTAAAACTTACGGAGACATCCTATGCGTATTCTTTCATTTGGCGGCGGCGTTGATAGCAGCACTGTCCTGGCTATCCACCTTCTCGAAGACAACATCGATATTGATCACGTCATCTTCGCTGACACTGGTGCTGAGTCACAGGCTACTTACGACAACGTCAACTTCTTTAAGCAGCTATGCGCCGACGCTGGTCTGCCCTTCACTGTGGTTCGCAAAGAAGGCGAGAACATCACCGAGTGGGTTACCCGACTGGGCATCGTGCCAGTTATGCCTGGCGGCTCGCATGTTTGCAGCAAAAAATACAAAGGCGATGTGATCCAGAAGTACATCGATCAGACATACCCTGGTCAGCAGATCACCTACCTGATCGGTATCGAGGCTGACGAGGGCCATCGCACTGCTCGATTCACCAAGCCAAAGGGTGACACCAACGAATACGAGTACCCACTGGTTGAGCGCAACCTCAACCGTCAGGCGTGCCTGGACATCCTCGACTACTACGGCATCAAGGTTGCCAAGTCATCCTGCGTGTTCTGCCCATTCATGAGCGTCCAGGAGATCAAGGACATTCGCCATGACAAGAAAGCCTGGGACACGATCAAGCTAGTCGAGCAGCGATTCAGCGAGGAGTCATCACGAAAGCATCAGGCATGGCTCGACGCTGGTCAGCCCCTCAACAAGGGCGGTCGCTGCAACGCAGGCCACTGGCGCAAAGACCCCTGGGCCAACGGCACTCGGCTTTTCATCCGCAAACACAACGGCAAGCAACTGTCGATTACCGAGTGGGAGCAAGTGATCGATGCCGAGGCCGTCTAATTCCAACTGATGAGTGCTGGGTGGTGACCAGCCGAAACGCCCCACGGGGCGTCTTGGAAAACCAACGGAGACATTCCTATGAACCTATTTCAAATCATCTGGACACTGATCAAAGCATCAGCCTGGTTAGTGATCGTGCTGCTTTTCATCGCCAGCGGCGTTGTATTTACCGAGTGGGCCTACTTCTCAGCCGAGGGTGCTCACTGGGGCTTTACGATCCTTGGCCCAGCCATGTTCGTGTACGCGATCGCGCTGGCAATCGTGGGCTGGATCGAACTTAGCTACGACTTCAATCACTAACCGAAACGCCCCCAGGGCGTCCGTGATCGGGTGGCTCCCGACGCGCTGACGAGGTAAGCCAACAACGGAGACAATCCTATGCAATATCAAAACTGGGGCGCTGGTGAGCGCATTTGCAAAACCTTCAAAGATGACTGCGTGATTAGATCACTCAGCATCGTGCTTGGTGAATCCTACGGGAAGGTGTTCCGCGATCTCATGGCATTTGGCCTGGAGATGGGCGCGTATCCAAATCACGACAAGGTGTGGATCGCCTACGCCGAAGATCAGGGTCTGGTCAAGCGTAAGCCTCCACGCAACGCCCAGGGCAAGCTGATCAAGCTTGCAGACTGGGATTTCCGTGGAGTGGCTATCGTGCGTAACAGCAGACACCTCACGGCAGTCGAGCACGGCTACCTGATCGATACCTGGGACTGCCGCTACCGCCCAGTCAACTCCTACTGGGAGCGCATTCGCTTCTGACATTCCAACTGACGAGACCAGGTAGTGCCTGGTCGAAACCGTGCGCTGCACGGTCTTGGAAAACTAACGGAGAAAATCCTATGAACGCAATCGTGATCAAGATCAAAAATGTGTACGGCGAGAACAAGGCATACCCGGTATGCGAGCACGCCAAGATCATTGCTGAGATCGCTGGCACGCGCACGTTGACCCCTGAAAATCTAAAGCGGATCGAAAGGCTTGGCCTGGAGATCATCGTGGAACAGGAGAACAACCTGGCAGCACTGATCGGAGGGCGAGCGTAATGGCACTAGCACATCAACTTTTAGACGGCCCAGAAGGCTTTGAATTTGGCTATGCGCCCCAGATGATTATAGTTGTCAAATGGCGACCTGCCTGGATCAGGATCGAGAGCGGCATCGCCAAGGTGATCTGGATTCAGCGCAACGGCGATCACTCTGGTTTGTTCCGACGCATGTCGCCCAGCAACGTGATCATCAAGCCGATCACTGGGGAGGTGGTCTGATGGATAACTACTCAGCCATAGGCATTGTTAAAGGGTTCATCGAGGCCGATGAGACCAAGGTGATCGAGGCTTGGCAACACCTAGTCGATACCGGCTTTGCTTGGCAGCTAATCGCAGCGCAGGCAATAGAACCTTGGGCCATACAGAACCTGTTCGATGCAGGAATTATAGGGAGGCAGCTTGATGGAAGCGATCTACACCGATGGTGACGGGCGCTGGCATTCGCAGTACATCGCCAAGACCAAGGGCATGAGCCTGGACTCACTGCTCTACGTTATGCAGGACTGCGCTGCCGCGATCACTGCCAACCCAGACAACCCCAAGTGTGGGCAGTACGAAGACGAGCGCCACTACTGCACGATGGAATTGGCTCGCCGCCGCAAGGCATATCACGCCAAATTTTCTGAATGTTACTCCAACTGATGAGATCAACTGGTGACTGATCGAAACCCCTCCGGGGGTCTTGGAAAACCAAAACCAACATGTATAATACATGCAACACACAACGACTAACGGAGCATCCAATGACCAAGATAGACCACAACCAGCGCATCAACGATCAGCTTGCTGAGCAGATCACTCAACTGATCGAAGGCGTGAACTCTGAAGACTTCACACTACCCTTCGCCAGCCTAGCCGTGCGGCCCCACAACGTAGCCACAGGCCATCGCGCCACTGGCGCTAACGCACTGATCGCAATGCTGAAAGGCTCAGCGTTCTACTCCACCTACAACGGCTGGCAGAAGCTTGGCTACCAGGTCAAAAGCAAGGCTGACTTCTACATCGCACGCCCTCGCAAGGTTAAGACTGGCGAGAAGGTGAACGAATCCACAGGCGACACCGAGAGCCAGTATGGGGTCTTTGGGTTTATCACCGACGCTGTCTGGGACTACAGCAGCGTGCGTGACAACGTGATCGAGGGATTCGAGAACCCCTGGACACCACCAGTGATCGACCAGGTTGATGAGACCGAGCGCAATGATCGCGTCGATCAGTACCTGGCGAACGTGGGCGCGAGCCTCACCTACACGGGCGAAGGCCGAGCGTTCTACAACCCTGGCAACGATCAGATCGTCATGCCTGAGCGATCACTGTTCAGCGCGACCAAGACCAGCACCGCGACCGAGTGCTTCTACTCGACGCTACTGCACGAACACGTCCACTGGACGGGGCACAAGTCTCGCAATGATCGCCTCGACTCGAAGAACAAGCGAGGCTATGCATTCGAGGAACTGATCGCTGAGATCGGTGCCGCGATCTTGTGCATTGACCTGGGCGTTAGCAGTGAGATCCGTGCCGATCACCTGCAATACCTCAAGGGCTGGCTCAAGGCTCTGGACGATGACAAGGCGTTCATCAAGGACGCAGCAGCACAAGCGCAGAAGGCAGTCGATTACCTCGACTCCCTGCAATCCAAAACCCAACAGGCCGCTGCATAGCGGCCCAAGGAGTACTGACGTGACAACGATCTACGATCACTATTTGGAGAATCCTCCGATAAACAACAAGGGGTTTCCCGACAGAGGCTCGACTTCAAAGCACGCCTTCTGGGTTGGATACAATGATGGCCCAAAAGCAGGTCACCCCCAAAGTCCCGCTCGACTCGCCTGGAAAGCAGGCAAGAGGGCAAACAAAGGCGGCAACGAAACGTGTCTCGCAGCAATACAAAAGCTCCGCGATCACGCAGATCGCTAAGGCTTGGTGTTGCGACAGCGCAACAAGCAGCGTAGACTAACGTACAAACAACAACATCCGACTGACGATCCTGGCTGGTGACCAGGTGAAATGCCCTCCGGGGCATATCGGAAAACCAATAAGGAGAACCTATGAAAACCGAAACAAAACAACAACTGCGTGAGCAACTGGATTCAGCAAACGAGAAGCTGATCGACACTGAGCGTCGTCTGAGAGACGCAGAGACTCAAAGAGAATCGACGCGAAAGAGGTTCGTTGAGAAACGTGAGCGTGTTGAAGAACTGGAGGCTCTGTTAGGCATCGAGAACCATGATCCAGACTTGGTAGACAAGTACAAGATCGTCCACCCAGACAATGCTTGGTGGATGGAGTACTCCGATGCGTACATCACCATCAACACGCATGGCGAAGAGTCTGAATACCATGTAGGCCGGAAGCAGCGTGTCTGCACGATCCCGATTCCCAATCTTAACCTTTCAGCCAACTGGCACCACAAGGTTCCGGGTATTCGTACATACGAAAACGGAGAATGGCAGTGGGTTGAGTCGGACGCTTGGGTGCTGATCAACGAGGACGATGAGGGTCAGGTCTGGGAGAGACCTGATGTCAAGATCGGTGAACGCACCTACCCATCGGAGACTGTTTTAGTTGAGACACGCGAGCAATTCTATGCCCGTAGAAGGGTGGAGACCAACGAGCACATCGCTCTGTTGCTCGATACCGCTCGAAACATTACCGATCTGTACTCCAAGATTGGAGGCTGGCCCGACAACGAGGTCACTGTCGATGTCGAGATCAACAACATTCAGGACATCTAGGAGAAGCTATGAATCCCGAAACGAAACAAGAACTGCGTGATCAAGTTGCAAACCAAGAGCACCTGCTAGATATCCAGCAACAAGCGATTGGTGACTTGGAAGACAAGTTGTACCCGCAGAAGATCTACCTTGATCATGCGGACATCGGAATGATTTTAACTCTGTTGTTCCATGAATCTGGCTCCATTGAAGAGGGTCTTAATAGGCTGGAACGCATCGAAGACCCGGATGATCAAGTTGGTGACGCTGTTCATCATGCGCTGCTTCAACGGCGGGGCCGTCTGAAAAAGCTAGCAAACAAAATCAAAGATCAGTCTCCGAGGGACTATGACTTTGATATCGAAATGCAAGCTGTTGTGCCGACTGAATCCAATGAGTGATTTCGAGGAGATACTCGACTCACTCGATGCACTGATCGTGCAGTGGGAGGAGGCTGCTATGGTTCAAGTGAACTATGACACCTCCTTCAAAGGCTGGGAGTCTGCACGCAAGACAGCACTCATGGATTCGGGTCTCAGCGCAGTTCGCGCCGAGGCTCAGATCCGTGGGTCTGCTGAGTGGTCTCAGTACTACACCGATCTGCAAATGCAGAACATTCGAGTCGAAAAGAAACGCAAACAGATCGATGCCTGCAAGCTTCGCTTCGAGGCAGAGCGCACCGATAGAGCCGACAAGAGGAGGATAACGTGAGTCAGCAGTTTATCCATGACCTCCGGGAAAAGGTGATCAAGATCGAGAAGATCAGCGAGATCCAGGAGATGCTGCAAAACATGGCAACTTTGATGGTCGGCTATCCCGATGCGAGCGAGGATCAAAGTAGGCAGTGGCTCGATACTCTGAACGTGTGTCGAATAGAACTACGTCGGCGTCATCAATCCAACCAGGTACGTTTTGCGCCCAAAAAAGGAGTGATTAGCAGTGACTGATGAAGAATGGATCAAGGAATACGAGAAGGCAGTAGCAGAGGTTAATCGAAAGCTAGATGTCTGTCAGAAAGAACTCGTTGACTACTTTGTTAGAACGGATGTCGATCAGCTTGGATCGAAAGATTGGTGGGCAAAAGAAGTTCAAACAAGTCTGATCCATTATATCCAACGGGATATCGGGCTGTTGGCTAAAGGTGTCCATCAATATCGCGGATGGCGAGAGCGAATCGCTAGGATGGAGCGAGAAGGTAAGCTAGAGGGTAATGATATCAACAGCGATAGCCTGCTGGGACACGGTCAATACGAAATATATTAACGGTGCATCTTGCGCCCAAAAAGGAGGACTAACTATGTTGGATCGAGGTGACGCAGAACGAAGCGATCCACGCGCACCGTGGAACCAGCCGGACGCAATCATGTGTCCAAAGCATCCCGACATCGAAATGAATGAGGTCGAGGAT